CCGACTCCTTTCGAGCAGATGCGCCAGAACATTGCTCAGCTCAAGCAGGAGCTGACCGACCTGGTCAACCCCGTCAATCAGATCACCGGAGCGGCCAACGCAATTGGCACGGCGTTTAGCACCTCCTTCATCAACGTCATCAACGGCAGTCAGACCGCCAAGGAAGCACTCGCCGGATTCTTCAAGAACATCGGCAACTACTTCCTGGATATGGCGGCTCAGATCATCGCCAAGATGATCCAGATGGCGATCCTCAACTCGATTGTTGGGTTGCTGCCTGGCGCGCCCGCAGGAGTGGGAGGCGGGGCCTCCGGTGCCCTGGCTGTCGGCAAAGATGTTCCTATTGCCCAAATGCCCGCAGGAATGCAATTTGCCAAGGGAGGCGTGTTCGGCCCTGGTGTCAAGCGCTATGCCATGGGCGGCATCGTCGACAAGCCGACCTTGTTCAAATACGCCGACGGCGGCACTGGCCGTTTTGGCTTGATGGGCGAGGCTGGCCCTGAAGCGATCATGCCGCTCAAGCGTGGACCGGACGGAAAACTTGGCGTTGCTGGCGGCGGTGGCGTCAACGTTGGCTCGATCAATATCACCGTTGAAAACAAGGGTGAACAGCTAAGCCCTGCCGCTCAGAAGCAAATCGCCAATCAGGTGCAAGGAATTGTCCTTGCTAATCTGGTTAACGAGCGCCGCAGTGGAGGCATCCTGCGATGACCGCATACATCAACTTGAATAATGCGGAGATTTCGCTCGACACGACTGTAAAGCGCATCACTCGTAGTCAGCGGGCACAGTTTGGCGATGGATATTCTCAGGTTTTGACTGATGGCCTCAATAATCAACTGGAACGGTGGTCTTGTACCACTGGTCCTTTATTTGAAAATGAGGCTTACGGAATCGAGTCTTACCTGCTGAGACAGCGCGGCCGGGCCTTCAGCTGGCTGGCGCCCAATTCCACCAAAACGTTTACCGCCCAATTTGAAAGCGGAACGCTTGACCTGGGTTACGACAACATCCAGACCTTAGTCATTGCCGGGGAAAACCGGCCAGGTAACTACACCGCCAACTTGGCGACCGGAATTTGCACCTCAGTAGACATCGCTAATTTGACCGACGTGGAAGTGACGTTTACATTGGCGGCGCGCAACTACATCATTAGCGACGGCTGGCAATTCTCTTTTATTAGCAACAAATATTTCACTCTGTCTTTTGATCTTCAGCAGGTGTACGTATGACTCAATCTCCTCCTGTTGCTGAGACATTTAAGACCCAGATGCCGGAGGTCATCGACCTCTTCACTCTGGACATTTCGACGTTGCTGCCTGCTGGATCGACTGACCAATCGATTTATCGCTTTTGCAACTGGTCGGATACGGACGGCGACGACATCACCTACGACAGCAACACCTATACCGCAGTGCCAATGCAGGCAAACGGGTTTGAGCTAAATACCAGCGGCAAGCTGGAGCGTCCCAGCATCACATTTGCCAACGTTGGCTTGGCGATCACAGCGCTGACTAATACTTACAGCGACTTGGTTGGTGCCAGCGTCAGCCGAATCCGCACGTTGACGACTTATCTGGATGGCACTCCTGGTGCGGATCCTGATGCTTACTGGGGACCCGACGAGTGGGTTGTTGAGCAGAAGTCCAGCGAAAACAAGCTGGCGGTCACGTTCCAGCTGGCGGTGCCTTTCGACCTGGAGGGTCGGAGTTTGCCTGGTCGCCGTCTACTGCGCGAGCAATGCCAATGGATTTACAGGGGCGAGATTGGCTGCCATTACGACGGCACTGCTTATTTCGACGCGAACGACAATTCAGTCACGGATGTCGCTGATGATGTCTGCGGCAAGCGCCTGACCAGCTGCCAGCTGCGTTTTGGCTCTACAAGTCGTCTGCCATTTGGCGGGTTTCCTGGTCTCGTTGATTCACAAGGCTGATGCTGTCTCAGTGGCAAAACCCGCTTACCGCTGAGCAGCGGTTGGCAATGCGGACTTATGCAGAACGTGCATACCCAAAGGAGACATGCGGGTTCATCTTGATTGATGGATCGGTTGTGGAGTGCCGAAATATCAGCGACGAGCCTGACACGTTTGTGATGAGCGCTCAGGACACAGCGGATTACATCGACGACGCCAAAGCTTGCTGGCACAACCACGCCAAGTACAGCGGCTTTAGCCCAGCTGACATCAAGGCGTGCAAAGCGCTGAATCTGCCTTACGCGGTTTGGAACTGCAGCGGCAGCGAAGCGTTTTGGCTAGATCCGTCCCAGGACGCAGGGTTGCTGGGGCGTCCGTGGAACTACGGCGTCTATGACTGCTATTCCGCCGTGCGGGACTGGTACAAGCAGCAAATGGGCGTCGAAATGGGCGACTATCCGCGCCGGTATGAGGGTGAGTGGTCAAAGCCGGGCTTCGTGCATTTTGAGGAGAACTTTGCCGCCGAAGGTTTCGTCAAGTTGCCTGCGGGTGTGGATCTGGTGCGTGGGGATGTGATCCTTTTCAGGATTCGCAATCAGAATGCTTGTAATCACGTCGCGGTAGTGGAGGACCCAGCTGCCAACAAGCTGTACCAGCATTTGGTCGGCAGGTTGTCTGGGACGACTTCCTACAGCGGATATTTCCGCGAGAATAGTTACATGGTTGTGCGGAGGGCAGGCTGATGGTGACGATCCGATTGCTTGGCGAGGCAGGTCGCCGTTTTGGTCGTCAGTTCAAGCTTGCGGTCAAAACACCAGCTGAGGCTGTACGGGCATTGTGCGTACAAATTCCTGGCTTACGCGAGTATTTCCTGGAATCAAGCGAGAACGGAATTGTCTGGCGAGCTATCACGGAACATCCTGAAGGGTTGGACGAGGAACAGTTTTTATGGCCTTTAAGTAAGCGGTTTGTATTAGCACCCATCCCAGCAGGCCGAGGCAGCACGGTAGGGAAGATTATTACTGGAGTTGCCATTGTCGCTTTCGCCGTCGTAACGGCGGGCGCTGGTGTCTTTGGTCTTGGCTTGGGCTTTAGCGCAGGGACAGCAATCGGCATTGGTGCCGTTGGCGCATCGCTGATTTTCGGCGGCATTGCTGATTTATTGACGCCAACGCCAAAGATGCCCAACGTTGGCGGTCCAGGCGGCATTGGCAGTGGAGCGACAAGCGGCAAAAGTCGAGAGGATCAACTGAAGTCATTTACATTCGACAAATCCAACGCCAATACTCAGCAGGGCGAAGTCGTTCCAGTGCTCTACGGTGAGCGCATCGTTGGATCGTTGCCCGTGTTGAGCTTCGGTCTGGAACTGCAGAACAGCCTCTGATGGAAGACTTTCAAGAGTTGCCTGAAATCAGCGGCGCTGGTGGCGGCGGTGGCGGCGCGTCAGTCGTTCAACAGGTCGTACAACAGCAGGTTGTTCAACCCACGGCACGGCAACCAGTAGAGGCTGCCAACAACCTGTTTTCGGTTGCATTTGCCAAGACGGTTTATGCGTTGAGCGAAGGCGAAGTTGAAGGCTTTCCCAACAGCATCACGAAAGATACTTTTCTTGATTCAACGCCAATTCAGAACCCCGATGACACCTATAACTTCCAGGGCTACACGATTGACCACCGCACTGGGACGGATGAAACCCAGACGCCGATCAATGGGTTTAGCTCCACCGAAAACGTAGTCGGCGTCAACACAGCGGTCACGGTTGCCACCGGACCAATAACCCGCACGATTACTGACACGGATACTGAACGTGCCAGGGTCATCATTAACCATCCGGCGCTGCAGGCGAGCAACCGGGACAACGGCGATGTCACTGGGACGAGTGTTAGCTACCGAATTGAAGTTTCTGCAAACGGCGGCGCTTATACGACAGCAGCCGAACCAACCGTTAGCGGCAAATCAAACAGCCAGTTTCAGCGTGCGTATGAGTTTGATTTAGATGGCACGGGACCGTGGGCAATTCGTGTCACTCGTCTGACGGGCGACAGTAATACCGCATATCTACAAAACAGCATCACTTGGCAGAGCCTTGTCGAAATCATCGACGAGAAATTTGCTTATCCCAATACTGCTTTGCTGGCGCTGAAAGTTGACGCCCGTCAGTTCAACAGTATCCCAAATGTATCGGTCAGACTGCGCGGTAAGCGAGTCCAGATTCCAACCAACTACAACCCCACAACCCGCGTCTACACAGGCATCTGGGACGGCACGTTTACAACCGCTTGGACTGATAATCCTGCCTGGGTGTTCCGTGACATTGTTGTCAACGACAGATTTGGGGTTGCGCGTTATGTCTCCAACATCTCGATTGACCCCTGGTATCTTTACACAGTTAGCCAGTATTGTGACGAGCTGGTTCCTGATGGTAACGGTGGAACCGAGCCTCGTTTTACTTGCAATGTGTACCTGCAAAATGCAGGCAGTGTTTATGAAGTGCTGAATGGTCTTGCCTCGTGTTTCCGGGGCTTGATTTATTACAGCCAAGGGCAACTCTTCCTGACGCAGGACCGCGAGCAACTTCCTGTTCAGCAGTTCAGCGAAGCCAACGTCATGCAGGAGGTTGACGACTCCGGTCAAGTCACCTCACCTTGCTTTACCTATACAGGCACAGCACGGGGCGCCCGCAAGTCAGTTGTTCTGGCTAACTGGGATGACCCAAATCAGGCGTATTCCAGTGTTACTGAATATCAGCAGGATGACGCACTGCTTGAGACCTTTGGGTACAACCCGATTGATCTGCGCCTGCTTGGTGTCACCTCTCGCGGTCAGGCGCTGCGGGCAGCAAAGCACACGCTGTTCTCCAACCGTTATCTGACCGAGAAAGTCAGCTTCCGCATTGGAGCGGAGGGTTTAGCGGCTGGCGTTGGCGAGATCATCCAAATTGCCGACCCAATGAAACAGGGTCAGCGCCTTGGCGGTCGAATTAAAGAAATCAGCGGCAACAACATCAAGCTCGATGCAGTGTTGAGCCTGAATCCTGCGATTGATTACACGCTGACGTTGGTTGTGCCTGACGGCGAGACCGTCACCAACCCTGACGGCTCAATCACCAAGCGTCCCAAGCTAAGCGTTCACAACCTTGTTAGCTCTTCTGAGGATTTCAGCAATCCTGAGTTTCGAGTTTTTGCCAGTCAAGATTTGGCAGATGAGTTAATCACTCAAGCAGGCGACAGCTTGGGCGGGTTAGTTGCAATCGATTCACTTGGAACGACAACTGCAGAAGTTGATGGCATCATCGACAGCCAAGTCAACGCGCTGTGGGTACTGGAGTGGTCTGACCTGCAGGCTGCGCTTTACAAGATTGTGGCGATCACGGAAGTAGAGCCGCTTGTTTTCCAGGTTGAGGCTGTTCAGTACAACGCAAGCAAATTTGATTACGTCGATAACGACCTGCCAATTGCGATTCCCAAGGATCGCTTCAAGCTTGAGGCACCGCAATCTGTCGTTGGTTTAAGCGCCAAGCTGATTTACAACAACGGCCGCACTCAGGTCAGTGCTGACTGGCAAGCGCCTCAACGCAATGGATCTGACGACCTGCTTATTCGTGGTTACAGGTTCCAGTGGCGCCAGTCCGGGGCTTCGCAGTGGAACGATGTACAGGTTACTCAGGTCACTAATGCAACCATCAGCCTGCCGGAGCACGTCTATGGCGATACCTACCAATTCCGCGTCGCAACGTTTGACCGTTTAAGCCGTCAAAGCGAGTTTTCAGCTGTTGATGTTTCCGACTTTGACGCAATTCCAGATCTCAGCGCTGCTGAATTTGGCGCCACCGTCACCCACGCCAACCAGCCTGATGGCACCCAGCTTCTGATTGTTGATCCTGGAACGTGTCCGATCCTGCCACGCATCACTGGATTTAAGTGCTGGGCTAAGCCTCGCAACCTGAAAGGCGGTGAAATCCCTGGCGTTAAGACACCCGGCAATGACGGGTATTACTTCCTGGCTGACATCCCGCTAACGGGTTACTACACGATCGCGTTTCACGCGCCGGATACCTACGACATCCGAGTCAGCTTTACCAGTGCAATTTTTGGTGAGCAACCTGACGATTACATCTACGACGTGGTGGAGCGTGGTGAGATTGCACCCCCCGCGCCGAATAACTTCAGCGTCGTTGAGAACGTTAATCGCACCGCCAAACGCTTTAGCTGGCAACTACCGCTGAGTGAATACGGCAGCTGGGATCAGAAGGTCGTCAGCGACATTGTGGGCTATGAGGTCCGCTTTAAGCGTGGCACGCTTGCAACCAACATCGTCGAATTTGACGTTGCTACCGACCTGATCACGGTCAAGACTTCCACCGTTATTGGCATCAAAACCAACCAGCACCTACTGACCGTTGGCGAAGAGATCGTCTTTGCCGCTAGCACCGGAACATTGCCAACTGGCATCACTGCTGGAACGACCTACTTTGTTGCGGCTGATGGTTTTAATAGCGTTGAGTTCAAGGTCGCTGCTACTGCAGGTGGCGCACCAATCAACCTGACTGGCACTGCCACTGGAACCTATAACGTCTCTGGTCCGTCAGCGCTTGCCACTCGTCTGAACCTGTCTGCCAGCTGGGGCGCTGGTATTGAACTGGCGTCTGGCGGTTTGAACGCAAATCAGCAATGGTTTGAGACCAGCTTGTTTGACACCGACAGCTGGGTGGTGATGGTTAAGTCGGTTGATGCGACCAACTGGCGCTCTGACCTTCCTGCTTTTGTGTTGGTCAACATTGGCGCCCCACCAGTCAGTAATGCAGTTGCAACCATTAACGCCAGAACGCAAGGCGACGGCGGCTGGGTCGGCAACTACAACAACTGCGAGGTCGATGGCAGCGGTGATCTGGTCCAGACCGATGCAGGACGAGACAGTATTTTCACTTGGAACTTTGATAACAACGAAGCCGAAAGCAATCTGTTGCTGAGCACCACTGCGACGGCAACGTACCAGCACAAATTGGTCGCCTTGACCGGTGCTGATCTTGTCTTGGTTCAGGAGCCCGACAACACCAACGATGACGACAAGATTTTGCAGGAAGACACGCCAGTAGTAATCACTGTTGCCAGCAGCAGCTTCCAGCTACAGCGAAACAGCATCACCATTCCGCACTTGCTGGAAGTCAATGACACCCTTGAGTTTGTTGAGGTGAGCGGCAGCCTCCCGACTGGGATTTCAACTGGGACGACTTACCACGTCGTTTCGACTGACCTGACCACCACGGTCTTCCGAGTTGCTGCTACGCAAGGCGGCACGGCGATCACGCTTAGCGGGTCTGCCACTGGAACGTATGCAGTGAGAGGCACCGCCTTTGGCATTGTTGGTGAACAGCGGTTCTACAGCGATACAGAGCTAGCCGAGGGCGGCATTGTTCACCCTTACGCCCCATACGAAAGACTGCTGGGTGATTTGTACCGCGTGGAGACCACCTTCAAGTCTCCCGATGGCGTCACTGCTGGCAAAATCACTGCCCTGACTGCACAGCTGGATTATCCCGATGTGATCGAAACCATCAACGATGCCTCGATCAGTGGTAGCAGTGGCGGTTCTGCAATCAGCTTGACTAAGACTTTCCGGGCGATTAGCAGCGTTCAGGTCACTTTGCAGAACACGACTGCGGTGACGGCAGTGGTCCTATCCAAATCCACGACTTCAATTACAGTGGAATGCAGGAATGCTTCAGGCAATGCGGTTGCCGGAACTGTTGACCTCGTTGTTGTGGGCTACTAATGGCTGACCGTCGCATATCCCAGCTGACATCAGCAGACACGCTGGTCGAAAACGACCTGCTGCCTTTTGTTGACATCAGCGCTACGGAGACCAAGCGCATCACGGCTGAAAACCTTGGTGCAGCAATGGTCCAGTTCGGGACCACGCGAGGGTCAGACGTTCCAACGTCACCAGCCAACGGTCAGCTGTGGGTCGATACGTCCAACAACCCGCCTGAGCTGAAGATCTATAACGGCGCCAGTTTTTCGCTGGTTAGCTTCCTGCCCGGCTCGGCAGTTATCACCAACCCAAGTGGTACGGCACCGAGCAGCCCTGTGCTGGGACAGCTGTGGCTTGATACCAGCCAGACCCCTGATGAGCTAAAGGTTTACGACGGCACCGGATTTGTCCGCGTTGACCCGCTTGGAATTACTCAAGCTGATGGCGATGCACGGTATCTGCGGATTACCACTGCTTCGGCTACTTACTTGCCGCTTGCTGGCGGCACCCTCACTGGGACGTTGACGCTAGATGCCGCACCAACGGCGGATCTACAAGCAGCGACCAAGAAATACGTTGACGACGAGGTTGGCGCTATTGATACGAGTGACCCGACACCAGCGGGCACGATTATTTACTCGGCTCGGACGACTGCCCCGACTGGTTATCTGAAAGCAAACGGCGCTGCAGTTAGCCGCACCACTTACGCCACGTTGTTTGCTGCCATTGGAACGCTGTATGGCGGCGGTGATGGATCGACCACGTTCAATGTTCCTGACCTGCGGGGCGAATTTATCCGTGGTTTTGATGACAGCCGTGGGATCGATAGTGGTCGCTCGATGGGCTCATCTCAGTCGGAGATGATCGGACCGCACAACCACACGATCAACGACCCAGGACATAACCACCAAGTCAACATCAACGTCTATCAGCAGGGCGCTGGTCCAAATGCTCAGACGGACATGGCAAACCGTAATGGCAATACAACGTCAAGCACTGCAACCACCGGAATCACAATTAACAACAACAGCGGCACCGAGAACCGTCCGCGTAACGTGGCACTGCTCGCCTGCATCAAGACCTGATCCTGAATGCACGTTGTACATCACACGGATTTAATTTACGAATACAAAAACGTTTTAGATGACGAAGCTTGCGACAGCCTCAGGCAAAGGCTGTTTGATAAGGCGAGTCAGTGCGATGTTGGCGCCGACAGGAACCTGATTCGTAATAACAGCGCCGTCTCCATCACAGAGCTGCCCGAGTTCAGGGAAATTGACCTAGAGGTCAACGGGGTCATTGGTCAGGTGCATCAGCTGTATGCCACGACCAACCCCACAGTGCTGGAGTACGCCACCAAGCAAGGGGTCATGTCCTCTTTGCGCTCCACCTACAGTTTCCGCTACTACAACGCCGACGATTCCTACGAATGGCATTGCGACTGGAACGCAGGCATCTGGAGCGTGCTGTCGTATGTGCTGTATCTGGACTGTGACTGCGTGGGCGGTGACCTGCTGTTTAGTCGCCAACGTTTGCGGGTCAAGCCGGAAAAGGGCTCAGTGCTGGCATTTCCTGCCGACCTTGGTCACGTCCACAAATCCACCAAGCTTCGGTCTGGGACGAAGAGCATTGTTTACGGCAACTTTTTCAAGCAGCTGAAGTAGGTTGACCTTGAATGGTGGGCTGCACCTAAAATCCTGTCATTGGAGCGTCGTCAATGGCCAACATCAAGATTACGGATCTGAACGCCTATTCGGATCCCGAAAGCACTGATGTACTGCCGATCGTCGATGTAACCAACGACGCGACGAAGAAGGTCAGCATTGCCGACCTGATGGAGAACGCTGGTGCGGGTGCGGAGGCAACCCCCGGCATTGCGTTTGACGGCGACCCAGATACAGGCATTTACCGCCCTGGTGCGGATCAGATTGCGATCTCGACCGGCGGTACTCAGCGCCTAGCAATTTCGGCCACTGGTGCGGTGACGATCCCTGGCAACTTGACGGTGCAGGGGACCACCACGTTTATTGATAGTCAGACGCTGCAGGTTGAGGATAAAAATATTGAAATGGGTGTCGTCACGACGCCTACTGACTCAACGGCTGATGGCGGCGGTATCACGCTGAAGGGCGCCACCGATAAAACGCTGAATTGGGTC